CCGTCTTTTGCCTTCAGTGTTGGTAACCGTGCATTGTCGAAGAGCTCTAGGTTGAATATGTCAAGACACAATCTTAGATATTGTTGAGACTGTTTGGAGCTTGTTTTGAATTGGTTGTTTTTATGTGGCAGCCCCACATTGTGGTTTTGGTCGCAACACCAGTTTAGCCTTTAAAAAAAACGAAATATACACGAGATATGCGTACAACAAACAAAAAACTGACTGGCAAAGTGCCAAGAAAACCCTCTATCGGCTCTCGGAGGAGAGAGACGAAGGCTAGTCCCAGCCTGCAGCGTAGCTCTAAAGGGACGCGCGGTGCTAATAACACCGCATTAGTAACGAATTCTCTAAATGATTGGCAGGCGCGATTGGAGGCCCAGGTTGATGTTTCTCTTGAAGTTGAAGAGAAGTTTGAGGCCGCCCGATGCCCTAGCCAGATAGGTAGTATAGTACCTACACCTTTATGTTTGCCGACTATATTGAAAATCGCATCACCAGAAGATGATGCTGTCGGTGATTATCCCTCTGTAATCCAGCCTTCCGAAACTAGTTGGCTGTCTTGGGCCATTGGTTTTGATCCTTATGCGACCAATTGGTTTGATTATATGAGAGAGTGGTGGGGAGCTGATCGAGACGAATATTGGTTGCCATTTTCTGAAATGGTACGTTGCCATTTTGTCCAGTGTGGATATACGGAATCATCTTTGAGCTTAGCAAAGGTTCGTATGATCCAGTGGATGTCTAGGATACCCGGAGATAGACCACCTGGTTGGAGCAAGATGGCCCCAACCATAGTTGTTAGAATTTATTATGAGCGGTGGACTCCCTCATGTTTAACAACTTGGCTTGTGTTTTTAGCCACTAACCACATGCGCAATGCTTGTGAGTTAGTCTTGTGGCAAATTGTTGGTCTGTTCGATACTGTATATAAAAAAATTTTATTATTTGTTCTCTTTTTAGCTTTGTTACCTTGGTTCATCATACCCTGCATTTTGGCGGTACTGCCTTTTTTATTGATTCTAATTTGTAGCCCATTTGGTTACCTGATTTATTGGTATTGTACCCGAATTGGTTGGCAGGATGATGATATTGGTTTATTGATGCCGACGGAGTTGAGAACGTCTTATATCGAAGATTGGTGTTGTGGCGAGTTCAGTGATGCCCGCATTGATTGTTATGCCCGAATTAGGGCACCTCCTGATTTTCAGAAGAATTATGACTGTAAAGCCCGGAAGTATGCTGTTGGTTTCACCTTTATGGGTGATGAACTCTGGTGTAGTCGTAATTGCGTGCATAATGAGTGGTGTTCATTGGTAAAGAGACAGTTATTACCCGCACTTAGCTCAGCTGACCGACGTAAAGCAGCATGGCAGCACGCTTTTGTTTCATTTACCCTTTGCTGGCCTAAGAAAGATTACCAGTTTAGCGGAGGTCCAGAAACACTGTTGGATAACTTTGTTAGCCGTTACCCTGTCCGACGCAGAGATACTATTCTGCGTGATTTGTCGATGCACCGTAGTGGGCTCCATTATTTGAATGTCAAAACTAAATTATTTGTAAAAAAAGAGTGGAATTTGAATAAGGTTGAGAATAAGCGAGCCCCCAGAGCTATTTCTAGCAAATCAGGTGATTTTTTAGCGGAATCTGCTCCCATATATTATGACTGGTTTAAGGACCTATCGCGATTTATGTGGCCAGATGTGGAAACAGCCATCACTAGGAAGTTTATTTATACGGGTGGTTTCAACAATTTGCAGCTAGGATCGATGCTGCATACCTTGGAAATGCATGGCTATCAAGCTTTTCCTGGTGATTACGTAAAATATGATGCCCATAATGAAAGAGAAGCCATTGAGGCTGAACTCGATTTTTATAAGATGAGTATGCCGACTGAATTTGTGGATGAAGTGTTGCGTGAATTTCTACAAACAAAGGGCGTTACCATGCACGGCATCACTTATAGCCATGACGGCAAGGTTAATTCAGGCGGCTGCAATACTAGTGGTGGTAATACCATCAGAGGATTTATGATGTGTTGCAGTTATTGTGTTCACTACAATATCAACGATTGGGTGGTTATGGAGAATGGCGATGATTTCATTCTGTTTGTTAAGGGAGATGGTTTGGGCTTTGTTAAAACCACCTTTGAACAATGGATAGAGGAATTTGGACACCTAGTGGTACTCCAGCAAACCGCTGATTTTGATAAGATTGAGTTTTTGTCCTCGAGGTGCTGGGATGTAGGCAGCACTCGAGTTATGGTGCCCAAATTGGGGCGCATCTTGGCGAAGACTTTTATGCCATGTGATGTAATGCTTGCAGTGGAAGATGTCCCTGCTTATTGCCGTGAGGTTGCTGTTGGCCTCTTACCTTATTCTTGGTTTCCTGGCATTTCTGGATTGATAGCTAATGTGTTGCGTAGCACTGATAGTATCAACACAACTCGCAGGTTTATGAAACAAAACCCGCATAAATACCAGTTTGAGAAACCATTTAATGTTGATATGAATTGTGTTGATGCTATGTTTGTGAAAATTTATGGTGTTAGCCCAATTGTTGTTGACAATTTACTACGCAAATTTCCAATTCATTTTGGCAGTTACTACCGTCACCCATTGATAGACCATATACTTAGGGTTGACGGTTGTAATGATTAGTAAGATTGACCTGGGCATGTCCTTAAACTGCTTGGTATGCTTCACCGACGGGCCCTTGAATACAGTAGCAAGATTGATTGTAGCCGCGATCGTCATCTTTGCCAAAGTATTCTTGAGACAGCAGGGGTTTTCACCCCTATGCCAGATTGTGTGGCTGTGTAAATATAGACTAACTGGTTGCGGCAAACCTGCTTTGGAGATTGAATCACCCCAAGCAGGCCAACAAATACGATTCAGGAACAAAAACCAGAATACGAAAATCCTCGCGAACGAGCTCATGTCTATGCTTCGCGTTTCTAATGGTAACAAGGGCGTTTCGCTCTCTAGTAGGCCTAAGAGTAAAAAACAATACAAACAGAAGAGACTTCGAAGTCTCGATCGATTAAATGCAGGTTTGCATCCTGCTGCGCTCACTAGGGTTAATCCTTTCCTTAGTGCTTGCGACGGATGCAGGTCACCTGATGATTTTGGTTACCCTACAGGCACTGCGGTAATCAGGTCTTCCGTGACCATAGCCTCTGATGCAAATGGTGTGATAGCTCGGGCTTATCTCCCATTCATCAATGGCTTCCAGTTTGCACCGGCTATTGTCACTGCCGGCACTGTCACTTGGGGTGGAGGCTCTTTTTTAGCCACCCCACAGGCTGCATCTCTGATGAACCTTGCATCAGCTTATAGGGTTGTGGGTTGGGGCATCCGTATCACTACGGATTCTGCCCTCACCACGACCTCTGGCCATATGTGGATTTCACATTGTCCCATCAACCTCTCTGCAACTTCTCCCTATTTTGATTTTCCAGTCAATGAGGGGGGGTTTACCCAGCTACCATTGGCTGAGAAATTTTCCATGGTGGAGATGGCCGAACGACCGGTAATCGTTCCAGGCCGACAATTTGATAGTGGAATTGACAGATTCCGCACTACATCCACAGCAGAAGTCACCCTAACCGGTGTGGGCCTTGAGTCCACCCTTGGCTGGTGTGGCGCTCTGTTTTATGCAACTGGTTTACCAGCCAGTACTGCTTCTTTGAACGTTGAGTTCATAATGCACATTGAGTACGTCCATGACGGAGCAAGTGCTTATGGGTTTGTTGATACCGTCCCTGAACCTTATGATCTCGCTGCTAAGGTCCAGATTTCTGATGCTTCGTTGGCAATGCCTGTCGGAGTTGTTGAAACCGTTGTATCCAACGTTGAGTCCGCTGCGTCTTTCATTGAGAGACTTAGTGCGGCGGCTACTAAGTTACGCAAACCTATAGCCATGGGAGCGTATGCAGCAGCCAATTTAGCCCAGATGCGAGGGTACCTTCGGGGGCCCGCAGCGTCACCCTTTGCACAAATTAGTTATTGACACACTGATCTGCAAAGGTTGTTTTCTTCCCGATTCCCACCATTGAAATAATAGTGGCTTCCACAATCGTGGGGG